GTGACAAAGTGGGGTGCGAGAGTGAGAGTGTGGTTAATTGAAAAACGTAAGAAAATTAATAAAACGCAAAAAGATATAGCTCATAGGGCTCAAATATCTAGAAGTATGTATGCAATGATTGAAAATGGAGAAAGAAATCCTAGTGTTTATGTTGCGAAAAAGATTGCATTGGTCCTTAGTTTTGAGTGGACGGTTTTTTTTGATGAAAAATGTCACGATTCGTGTATATGAAACTTTAGAGGGGAGTGAATATCTATATGATTAACTTCGATATTGAATCATTTCGTCAAATTATCCGAGAAGAAGTACAAAAAGCAACTGAACATCTTCAACCAATGAATGAACTACCACCATTTTTAACTATTTCAGAATTAATGGACCTGTTACATATTAAACGTACCAAAGCATCTGAGTTATTAAATCGTTCTGATTTTCCAGTATGCCGTGAAGCAGGAGTTCTTATTCCTACACATCTTCTTTTTAAGTGGATGGAAAATCATACTGATTGGGTAGAAAACAATACAGAGTATTACAATCCATTTAAAGAATCAGTCTAATAGTAAATTACCATAGTAAGTTGTCACAAATAAATAATGCTTTAGGTACGAATGGGGGAAGTAAACGATGTCCATAGGAAAAGAAGTTGCTATGGCACGAAAACGAAAGGGAATCACCCAAGAACAACTCTCCTTAGAAATCCCCGTGAGTCGTGAGTCACTAGCAAAATATGAAACTGAACAACGACGTTTACCAGAAGATTTACGAAAATGTATTACTGAAGGAATTGATGATCCACAGTTGTTTTTTAAAATGTGGAGTGAAGCAACAGGGGATGTAAGTATTCCGTTCTTCAACGGAGAGCAAATAGATCTTCATCCTACAAGTATGAGATACATGGTTTATCAAGAGACAAATGAAGCTTTGGAACAACTCAATACAGTATGTTGGTTTAAACCTTCACAAACTTGGTCCGAAAGTGAGAAAGAAGATTTGAAAAATGTAATGCATGAAATATTGGATGCTACAGGTTCAATGATGAGCCTCGTAGCGGTCCTATGTGATCAATATGGTATTTCAATGAAAGAAGTCTTTAAGTACTGGAAAGTATCATTACGAGCTAGGAAGTATATAAAAGTTTAATTTAATTATTTTATTGGGGAGGTTTAAGTTATGACAATTGATTATGTAAGTCCAACTTTAAATCAATATAAAGCTCTAATTCGTAAGGAAGCAAATTTATATGGTGATATTCGAAATGCAGTAGTTTGTGGAGACTATATGAAAGCTAGGGGCCTAAAACAAGAGAAGAAATTAATGGAGATAAGAATTCGAATTATAGAAGCAGCATTTGTTTTGAAAAACAAAAAGAAAAAAGGAAAGGCTACCGCGTAGCCTGCGGTAGCCAATCATGACAGTAGATAAATTATAGCATATAACAATTTAATACGACAAGCTGTTGTGCTTGTCGTTATGACCAGGAGGATTTGTTACCTCTAATCCTTTTATATACATTACTTTCTGGTCATAACGATGCGTACAGTATCAAATTATTAAAAATGGGGAGCAAATTATGAAAGTAGAATGTAATCGTCTGTTCGACTTAGTTCTACCAGGTGATTTTGCTTTTGCAAATGAATTACATAACTGCATGGTGACATGTATTCATAACATGTTCAATGCTGGTTCATTAGATGAAGCAAATCATTGGGAGAAGGAATTAAATAGATGCGCAAAAGAATTCAAGAGCCTTCGTAATGAAAAAGAGGATCACGATGTATCAAAGAGTTATCGTGTAGTTATTAAAAGGTTTCAAGAAAAGGGGATTAACGCATCATTAGTTAGTCGTAAAAAATAAAAAATCTATCACTTTGCAGAGTGATAGATTTTAGACTCTTATAGAGAGTTTTTCTAAAAATTGAATTGGATTAAGTATATCAAAGCAAATCAAGTAAAACAATGGAGGATGAATAATATGGCAGTTTATAGACCTGTTCAAGTTTCATATTGGCAAGATGCTTTCGTTTTAGATCTTACACCGGAGGAAAAATACTTCTACTTATACTTAATGACTAATAGCAAAACTTCTCAGAGTGGTATCTATGAGCTTCCATTACGAGTGATAGAAATGGATACAGGGTATAACCGTGAAACGGTTGAGAAGCTGCTAGAGCGTTTTGCTGATTACGGGAAAATTTATTACAACAAAAAGACAAAAGAAATTATGTTGATTAATTGGCTTAAATTCAATGCTATTACAAATATGAATATTGAAAAATGTGTGTTAAAAGAAATCCAGAATATTAAGTGCGAGGATTTTTTAATTGATTTTTATGAGACATGTTTAGAGTTAGAGCAGCAGCAAGACTTTAAAATTCCTCGTATTAAGGAATACTTCCAAGCTCGTTTTGAGTGGCTTATAAGGGGCTTCGAAGACCCTATGAAGGAAAAAGAAGAAACAAAAACAGAAACAAAAGAAAAAGAAGAAACAAAAACAGAAACAAAAACAAAAACAAAAGAAGAAGCAGCAAGCTGCTCAAGAGATAAAAAAGTTGCAGAAGAAAATCCAATAGTATTTTATGAGCAAAACTTTGGAGTTCTTAAACCATTTGTAGCAGAAGGCATTAATGCATGGATTGAAGATTTGAATGCACAGCTTGTTATTAAAGCAATGAAAATAGCCCTTGAAAAAAATGCACCTAATATGTCTTATGTACAAGGTATTTTAAGAGATTGGCATGCTAAGGGGTATAAGAGTATTACTGATGTTGAAGCTGCACAAGCTCAATTCCGTAAGAAATACCAGTCTCGTGGTGGAAGAAGCAATACTAGAAAAGAAATCGTCCCTGATTGGTTACATACTCAAGATACAGAAGAGCAATCTCAACTTGGAAAGCACGTTGAAACGGATTTAGAGGGTGAACGTAAACGTTTAGAACAAGTGTTATCTAAATATAAAAAAGAGGCTTAGGAGGATTGTAATGCCAAAGCAGTTAACAATATTTGATGTTGAGTCTGTAGTAGCATTCGATACTGAGAAAGCACACATTCATCGATTAAGTTCTAAAGTTCGTTTTACGGATGTAGTTGTTCAAGTGCCAAAACAAGTAAGAGCTACTGATGAATTAAAACCAACAACAGCGCCAGATGATCAGTATGAATTATTTGAGGAATATACAATTGGAATTTGGAGATTTAAGCGAGTGGAAGATAAGCAGTTCGATTGGGAAGAAGCGGAGGAGCTTTGCAAGTCTGCGAGAGATAATAAAGAACCGATTTCAATACGACTTTATTTATCATTGGAACAATCATTTGTTCCAGAAAATGTTGTGCGATACTTGTAGACAAACAAAAAAGCCGAGATTGCTCCCGACTTGCTTCGACAAAATAATCATAACATACGGGAGTGGTCTTAGTGGGAATTATTAAAGAAAATCTTGTAGAAATGACAGCTGAAATAGATTTGAAAATAAACGGAATATATGTTGTTAAAAATGGTCAGGTCCAACTAATAGAACCACCCCAAGGTGGATTTGGTGAACAATCATTTGTATATCAAAGTGGAAAAGTAATTCGTATGGAAGAACGAAAAACACAGTTACTTTAATCAAATTTGAATTTTGTAGAGAAATGAGGAATAAGAAATGGATCCAAATACAAAGGTGTGTTTTACATTGGGCATCGGTTACGTAGGTGCAACACATGATGAAAAATTCACGTTATATGATCCGAAAGTAGATAAGGATGTAGAACAATTTCTTGAAGAACAATGGCGAGAGTGGTCAAACAATTATATTGATGGTGCATGGAGTTTTGCAGAGGAAAACTAAACAAAAAGCGTTAATTGAATAGATAAATCCAATCCACTCCAAATGTGTTTCTTTGGAACGGATTGGAGTAGTGAAGCTATTTATCACTGGTCTAAGGAAGAACGAATGTTTTTTGCTTAGTGATATCCGCTGTGAAGACAGCTGTTACATTTGAGTTTTTTAAATGTATAGCTATGTCTTTACCAAGCGAATCTGTTACTTTCTTAAATTGTTTATCAGTAATAGGTGTTCTCCTGATGCAATGATAATAAATTGCTTCATTCGGTAGCACAGAATTACTGTTGGCATCTCGGATTTTTTGTATGCCTTCACGACTATCAAGAAAAGAGATTTTAAAATCATCATTTGAGTTGATTACACTTTGAATTGACTCTTTAAGTTTTTTCTGAAACTCGGTAAATCCTGGGTTTGTTGTGTTGCTTAATCCAATAGCGTATGTATAGTAACGACCCCAGTGCATACCAATATTAGCAACACCATTTTTGAAAATGACTGGGTAATTTTTAACAAAAGAGATTTTACTATTTTCGCACACAAGAACCAAAAATTGATTTTCTTCTTTGTTAGAAAAGAATATTTTAATTCTATGCTTTTTAAAGTCAAACGAAATTTCTAGTATTTTATCAGGATTTATAGAGCGCAATATTTCATATTCTTTTTGAAATTTCATTAAAAATACACCTCCTAAATTTGTCAATATTCGACATTTAGGAGTGTAAGTCCTGCATGATTTGTAGAGATAGGCTGGAAATTGAACAAAAGCGTTATTTGAATACAAAACAAAAATAAGGGAGCGATAATAATGAATTTAGAAAACAGCATTAAAGACGTGATTGGCAAGAAGTTAGCAGAGGGAATGGTTGAGAAGTTAATTGAGGAACAGTTAGAAAAAGGCATTAACAATGCATTAGGAAGTTTATTTGGATCATATGGCGATTTAACAAAAGTGATTGAAGAAAAAGTGAAGTCGGTTATGGTTCCATATCTAGAAAACTATGATTACTCGAATTATATAACTAAATTAGACAGCGTAATGGTCGATGTTCTAAAGAATTCAGCATTAGAAAACAAAAAGTTATTAAGTAATTTCCAAGAATTAATGATACCGGCAGCAGAAAAAGAAATTAAGGTAACAGACTTATTTGATAAATGGAAAGAACATGTTGAACAAAATGTAGAAACAGATGGATTAGAAGTTGATTACGATGATGAACCAACGTATGAATATGTGGATGTTAGATTTGAAGTAGTTGAGGATGATGATAGGGATTGGAGTTCCTTTAAATATGCAACATTAGTATTTGAATGTGATCATGATGAGAAAATGAACTTTGCCATTCGATTATCTAAATGGAAATCAGGAAAAGGTGAAGGATGGGACATGCAATTTGATAATGTTCCTGATTTAAAATCTTTAAGAAATTTAAACTCATTTGAACTGCTATTAATGAAAATGAATCAAGATCGTACGCAAATAATTCTTGATGAAATAGATGACAGTGATTCCATCGTACCAGAAGAAAGACCAGAGTTATCTTATTAATAATAGGCAATTGGTACTGTACTTACCTAGCGATATTAAAGAGGGGTTTAAAAAAAGTACAGTACCAATTTAATAGGGTTCTAAAACCAAACAAAATAGTTATTTTATGACGAAAAAATAAAAGAACCCGTTTGTTATAAACGGATTCTTTCCACAAGGTGTGCAAGAAATTCAAGGTAACTGGACCAGAGCCACCTGTGGAATTCCTTGTGATAATACTGTATGCAAAGGAATCAATAAGGTTAATGAAATTTAAACAAAATCCTTATTTTAAAGCTAAAGAGCGACTTGTAGTGCGCTACTAATTTTGATCTTAGATTTCTTACTTGGAGGAATAAAATGCTCTTAAACAAAGTTTAGATAGACAATCGAGCCCATAATTACAATATAAAATACCGCACAAAAGAAGATTAAAATGTATTTTAATGTCTTGTTCATATTAGTACCGTCCTAAAAGAGGAATATTTGGATTTTAATAGGGTGTGTAAAAAAGGTGCATTTATACAAGGGAAGGGTAGCTAGCAAAAGTAAAACAAAATCTCTATTTGAAAAAACGAACAAAAAGCACTACCAGATCCAGTGAAAGTTCGTGATTTAATACAAAATCGTTATTTTAATTAAAAGAGCAGCTAGCAAAAGCTAACTGCTTGTTGAAAAAAGAAATCTACACCAGGTTATTTACTGCCAGAGTTTCAAGAAATAAATGATTAATTTAATTTTTCAATTACAATCGAAGCATTTATATTTGTTTGTGTTCCACCTGCCAAAGTCTGTAAAGTAACTGCAGCAGCGGAAGTATGATTATTAAGGGTAATAATATCACCTGCGGCTAAAGAGAGAATTGTTTGCCCATTGTTTTGCTGAGTTCCTGCACCTGATCCATAAACTGCGCTGGTAACCGGAGCACCATTTAAAAAAAGTGTGAATTGATTAGGCTCAACTCCTGATACAGAAAAAGAAATTTTATAATCTCCTGCATTAAGAACCATTAATTGAGAAGTTCCCAGTGTATGAGTAAAACCAGATGTCATTCTACCATGTGAATTAAAAAGAATAGGTGCTTCTAAGGCAACAACTTGAGCTGCTGTATTGAAAACATAAGCATAATGAGATAACCCAGATACTGTAAGACCGGTAGGCCCAGTAGGTCCGGTAGCTCCAGCGGTTCCTGGTAATCCAGTAGGCCCAGGAATGCCTTGGATGCCTTGGATACCTTGAAGCCCAGTTGGGCCAGTCGGGCCGATAGGTCCAATAAGTCCCGGATCACCTTGAATACCCTGAATTCCAGTCGCCCCAGTTATTCCAGTGGGTCCAATAGGACCAATAGGCCCCGGATTACCTTGAATCCCCTGAATCCCTTGACTTCCTTGAGGTCCAGTGGGGCCAGGAATGCCTTGGATCCCTTGGATACCTTGAAGTCCGGTTGGTCCTGGTGACCCAGAAGGTCCAGTGGGGCCAGTCACTCCGGTTGGTCCTGGTGGTCCCCCAGAAGGTCCAGTCGGGCCCGTTGGTCCTGGCGGTCCCCCGGAAGGGCCGGTAGGTCCAACAGCTCCAGAAGGTCCAGTTGGACCTACAGAACCAGGAATGCCAGGAATCCCTTGAGGGCCGGTCGGCCCAGGAATCCCTTGAATCCCTTGAATGCCAGGAATCCCTTGAATTCCAGTGACCCCTGTTATTCCAGTGGGTCCAATAGGACCTTGAATGCCAGGAATGCCTTGGATCCCTTGGATACCTTGAATTCCAGAAGGTCCAGTTGGACCAATAGATCCAGAAATCCCAGGAATCCCTTGAGGTCCAGAAATACCTTGAGGCCCAGTAGGTCCCAGGCTACCTTGAATTCCAGTAGGCCCGGTAGGTCCCCGAGGTCCACCTGAAGGTCCGGTAGCTCCAGTAGGTCCCGAAGGTCCTATCGCTCCAGTTATTCCAGTAGGCCCTATTTGAGGTAAAGGAAAGGCACATGGAAAGGGTATGTGACAATTCTTTTTAAATTTACTCATTTTTACACCTCCCTTATAAATTAACTAACAATTTATATTTATACTTTAACAACTTATGAGTAAACAGACACACGGGTGTAAGGAAAAACTCTATAATAATTACATAAAAGGTTTTAAGAGCAAGCCTTTATTTCACATTCCATACCAAAAAGAGCACTATATATAAGTGCTCTTCGGATCAAAGCTCTTAGTGTAAAAGAGTACGTGATACCAAATGTGATTTTTTCATGGGCGTGAAGTATTTGAACAAAAAAAGCTATTTAATTACTAAGTTATCGAGATGAAAAATGGTGCACAAAGTTTTTTGTGCACCACTATATATAAACTATGTCTTGTCTTGTTAATAATATGTCTACCTCATAAAATTGTGAACAGATTAAATAGAAGATTAAATTTAAAAGAGCAACCTTTGAGGATGCTCTTATGACCAGTACCATTACTGTAAAAGGATACGTAATATCGTATGTGTATTTTTCGAAAGGTGTGAATTATTTGAACCCAAAATTAATTTGGCACAACAAATCAGCAAGCCTAATTAGCTAACTACTTGTTGTACAAAAAAATTAGGCCCTACAAGTAAAGCTATGTAACTTTAAGTTACAGCTATAGTATAAGCGGAATCGGAAAGGTTATGTGGGAGTGAAAATGAACTTAATAAAAGTTTCATTTTGTAGAAAAGAGGAAGCTAAAAAAGAGCACTATATATAAGTGCTCTTGTCGAGAGTGAGTATAAATTCCTATCATTCTATATTAGTATATGCACTGTATTATGTAGTTGCTCCTAAAGTTAATGTCAGTTTTTAAAATTAGAGGTTTCTTTTAATGAAACCTCTAAAAAGACAACTAAAGTTACGTTATAGTAAATTCAATTGCAATAGGAGTACCCCCATCTAGGACGGCTCCTCCTACAATAGTAGCAGCTGTAGTAGTCACACCCGTAATAGTATCACCAGTTTGAATAACGCCATTAATATAAAGCGTAAAAAAAGCATAAGAAGCAGGGAATGTTGTTACAGCACCAGTGTCATCAGTGAAGTCTGTGTTAGCAAAAGTTAAATCCGCTCCAGCGACAGTTCCTGTTGCTGCTGTACTTACAAATCGTCTTCCAGCTATAAATGGCTTAACGATAGGCATTTATGTTCACCTCTTTTTAAGAATTAACTCGGACAAGTTTTTAGAAAGCTTGGTCCTGTATTTTATACTATGTTGTATTTCTATGAAAAGAAACGGCTTGTAAACTAGTATACAAACGCTATTTTAGTAAGGAACATTTAAAAGGACCCGATTAGGGGGACGGGTCCTTTTAATGAAACAATAACCTTTATAGGATTACCAATACATTACCATAAAAGGTAATTAGTTTCCATAGTGTGGATATTGAGAAATCTTTTTATAGCTACTTCATTCAGCACAACAAAGCAGCTAGCTGAAATAGCTAACTGCTCTATTGTACAATTTTAGAAGTTTCACTGGATACAGATATAAGTTGTAACGAAAAGTTACAACTATAGTATAAACAGAATTCGAAAAAATATGCAGGAAAGAAAACTAAATTAAAACTTCATTCAGCACAACAAAGCAATCAGCCTAATGAGCTAACTGCTTGTTGTACAAAAGAAAATTAGGCCCTACAAGTTAAGATGTGTAACTTAGAGTTACAGTTATAGTGTTAGCAGGACTGGAAATGTTATACGGGGATTAATACAACAAAAATTTCATTTTGTAGAAATAAGAAAATTAAAAAAGAGCACCATGCATAAGTGCTCTTTAAGATAGGAGGTAACACTTTGAGCTGAGGCTAGGTTAGAAGTATATGGTGTAAAAAAAGAAATAAGAACAAAATTTTATTATTAGTTCAATATAAAAAAGCAGTTAGCAAAAAGCTAACTGCTAAGCCCTCAGAGAAAGGGGAAAAGAACATTACAGAGGTCACTGTGAATTCAAGCTGTATCAGCCCATTTATAGTATTGGACAGAATTTAGAATTTTATTCGAATAAACTAAAAAGAGCAGCTAGCAAAAGCTAACTGCTCACCTCTCGACCAAGAGAGCTAGAGTGGGAAGAATTTAAAATAACCTTTTAAATTCTTGCATAGTATCGGAAAAAATTAGAATTTTATTCACGTAAAACTTAAATTAGGAAGTTCAATAATTGAATGTATCTATAGCATAGACAAGGTTTAAGAATTTATTCAAGGGAAATAAGGAATGGGTACTTATTGAAAAAAGGCAGTCAAGGAGTACTTCAAGAAGCAAGAGTTGGAACGCAATAAAAAGCAGTTAGCAAAAGCTAACTGCTCGAATCATGGAATGTGTTTAAGAAATGGGTTGTCTACAGTATTGACGTAATGTTGAGTTTTATTCAGGCGTAGAAGGTCTTTTTCAAAAGAAAAACGCTAGGATTTCTCCTAGCAAGTCACAGGATATTCGTGCATAGACAAATTTATTTATAATCTAACGCAATAACTAACTGTTCAAGATGTTAATGTTATTAATTTTTTTACGAGATAATTACATTTGCAAATTGAGAGTAAAGTTAGATTTGAACAAAATAATCCTTTTAAAGTGAAAGCAAACTGAATATAGTCCGGCTAGAAAACTAGAGGACACCAATTCATTAAAGCAGTAATTAAAGCTGTTTTAAGAATAGGTGTCCTTTTTATTTTAAAAAAGGGGATGGGGAAATGAAGGTGCTAAGAGATCAGTTACGTGAGTGGGAAAAGCAATCAAAACAAGCAAAGAAGAAAAATAAGAAAAAACGAAAAGAGAAATTAAGCACTCGTGACATTGAAGATTTAATGGGAATTCATGGGCCGCGTTATGAGCGTAGACGTGGAGCTTTAAGACAAAAGTAATTAAAAAATAAAAAGGAGTGGTCTTACATGACTAAACAATTATCTTTCTTACCAAAAATCGATAGAACGGCAACACAAGAGGAATTAGAAGGCGTGTTGGAAAGTGTGCGTATACATAGGCAATTTGGGATGATGCGTAAAGAAATGAAAGTCACTCCTTCTTATGAAATGCGTGAACACGGTCCTACACATGCAGTTGGTAAGCCGTTAGAAGATGTTGCTATAGCAAATATTCAACAAAGTAAACGAGAAGAATGGCTAGAAAGAATGTCATTACGTATTGATCAATTTCTAAATCGATTAGGAAATGGACGCGCAGGAATTATCCAAAGGGACATTATTTATAAACGTTATTTAGAAGAAGAGGACGTATGTGATTACATGGTTTATAACGAAATAGGGATGTCAGAGCGTACTTATCGACGTTGGAAGTCTAAAGCGTTTTATAAGCTTGCTTTTGCACTTGGATTAGAAGTTTACGAGACAGAAGAAAAGGGAGGTAATGAATAATGAATTTTGTTCAACCGATACGTGATTCGGAGCAAATACAGCAGCTAAAAGAATATTTTAAGGAAAAGAGCTTACGTAATTACATTCTCTTCATTATGGGAATCAATACAGGACTGAGAATCTCGGACATTTTGAAATTGAAAGTAGGAGATGTCAAAGGTAGTCATGTATCTATGAGAGAAAAGAAAACAGGGAAACAGAAACGAATACAAATTACTGCAGCGTTAAAAAGAGAACTTAAATGGTTTATTGAAGACAGAGAAGACAATGAATATTTATTACAAAGTAGGCAAGGCAGGAATCGTCCAATCGGTCGTAGCATGGCATATAAGATATTAAGTGGAGCAGCGGCAGAGTTTGGGTTAGATGAAATAGGGACACATACGTTGAGAAAGACATATGGGTATCATATGTATATGCAAACAAAAAACATAGCATTGCTCATGGAGATATTTAATCACTCGTCAGAGAAGGTCACGTTACGTTATATAGGTGTAAATCAAGATGCAATGGATAAGGCAATGACTAAGTTTAAAATTTAATCATTGCTTTTTCTTTTAGGATAGTTTAAAACCTTAGTCTGATTGCGATGGGATCACCACAGAAAAAAAATTTGCAGGTTACGTTAGGACCCATTTTAGGCAGAAAAATATTAGTTCTCTGAAGAACTATCATCATCACTCCTGTTCGATAATCTTGAGAAAATATTTATCTAAATAAAAAATTAACATTTTTTCAATTTACTGTAATTATAATTAAAGGTATTCTGTTAGTGTTATACAAATGTATCTGTCGATTTATTCCATGTATGAATCTAGTCTGGCTATCAACAGAATATTCCACACACAATTGAAAAAGGGGGAAAGTTTATGCAAAGAACTTTAAAATTCCTGTTCATGTCCGTTTTTTCTTTGATTTGTGTTTTGTATGTTCAAACGAACGCTTTTGCCGCACCAGCATACGAGGGAGTTGTCAAAATGAAGCAGCCGTCAGGCGAAACTTTTGAGGGCACGTTACATGGAGATGAATGGTTCCACTGGGTAAGTATAAAGGATGGCGACGTACTTTTACAAGATCAGAAGGGATATTGGAATTACGCTGAGCTTACATCAGATGAACTGAAATCAACGGGTACAAAATATAAAATTGATAAGAAGCCTTCAATGGCGGTAAATGAGGACAATTTGAATAAGTGGATAAAAAAATACAACCCTCAAGCAAAGAAAAAACAGGAGCACATGAATAAATTACAAAAAGAATCACCAAAAAATATTGATGGAACTGTCACTCCAGTTTTAGGAAACAAAAAATTACTTGTTTTGTTAATTGGGTTTACAGATGTTGATATTGCATATAACGATAACGACTGGAGTAACAAATTCTTTTCTACAAATCAAAAGTCAGTTAAGAATTACTATAATGAAGTAAGTAACGGAAAAGTACAGATAACTCCAGCTCCTGAAACATATGGTACTCAAAATGATGGAGTAGTTAAAGTGAAATTAGATTACGCTCATCCGAGTACATCGGGAAAAAGTATGGGTACGGTTATAACAGATGCACTGGCTAAAGCTGATTCTCAAGTAAATTTTGCTAGTCTTGATACTAATAATGATCAAGTCATTGACTCTAAAGATGGCTTCTACATTGTAAGTTTTCTGGCTGGTAATGAACAAGCGGCTCCTGGTGCTCCACTTCCTTATATTTGGGCACATCAGTCGTATGCTCCCAATACAAATCACGATGGTGTTACTGTATCAGGCATGTATACGGCGCAGGGTGAAAAACAATATGGTCATATGGCAACGATTGGTATCCCTGCTCACGAGTTAGGTCATTCCTTTGGCCTGCCAGATCTATATGGTGATAATAATCATGTGGGTAGTCTAAGTATAATGGCTAATGGATCTTGGAATAGTCTTCAAGGAGAAGATTATGGAACTACACCGGGTCATATGGATGCCTGGTCAAAAGTAAAATTAGGATTTGTAACACCAAATGTAGTAAATACCACTAATAACTTTACTCTAAATGCGATCCCAAATAATTATAATGTGTTAAAGATTCCTTTAAAGGATAATACGTATTTTTTAGTTGAGAATCGCGCAAAGGTTGGGTATGACACGAGCTTACCAACAAATTCTGGTGGTATTGCGGTTTGGCATATTGACGAATCAATGAATAATAATTCCAGTGATCCTCATCCTTTCATTGATATAGAGCAATCAGTCAGTGAATACCAAGACCCGTTCTATTACACGAATCAAAATCATGCTGCTACCTTTGGTCCAGACACTAATCCGAATAGTAATACGTACACGGGAGAAAAATCAGGAGTAACGATTACAACTACAAGTACAAGTAATTCTGCTATGAATGTAGCAGTCACAAAAAAAGAAGCTAATTGGATTCCGCAAACAAATTGGACTTTAAAATATGTAGACAGCTATAATTGGTACAATTTAGGTACGTATGCCTTTGATGGAAACAAAGATACATTTTGGCATACCAATTGGAGTCCTGTAGCTCCAATGCCACACGAGATTCAAATTGATTTAGGTGCGACCTATGACCTTTCCAAATTCAGCTACCTGCCAAGACAAGACGGACAAATAAACGGAACGATTAAGGACTATGAGTTTTACGTCAGTGGTGATGGAGTGAATTGGGGAACAGCTGTATCCGTAGGTGCTTTTGCAAACAATACTAATTTGAAAGAGGTCAGCTTTGCAAATAAGACAGGTCGTTATATTAAACTACGTGCATTAAGCGAGGTAAACAACAATCCATGGACAAGTGCCGCTGAAATTAATGTATTTGGAGTGGTTCAATAATATATTTGTGAGGTTATCTAATTAAATCATTGATACGTTAGTTAAAAGGGTTATCATCCGCTGAGAGTTTACTCAGCATTTGATAACCTTTTTGTTCTATACTAGCCAATATGCAAAAGAAAAACATGGATTGATAAAATTTATATTCATATCTTAATAGCAATGTGGTGGTAACCCTTACAGTTACTCATAAATTGTGTACTATGTAACTCAAAAAAGAAAGTATTATAAATTCAATGATACCAAGGGATTCAGAGAAGGGGGCAGTTACACACAATATAAGATATGGGTAAATGGCAGTATCAAGGTATCGAATGGTGTATATACATAAATATAAAATGTAAGGGGGAGGTAATGGTGATTCATGTTAAATGAAGAACTATTAGAAGTAATAATTAGATACAAAAGGAATACTGGAAAAAATCCAGATGTGTTAAAGCTAAATCCAACTTATTTTAGAAATATTTTAGAAGAATTGAATTATCCAAAGTGGATTATTAAAAAGAAAATGACAGAAATGAAAAAGAGTATATTTGGTGTACCAGTGGAATTAACAGATTCAGTGGAAAAATTTGAACTATGAAAAGGTTGGCAGAGTCGTGACCGCTTTTTGGCAGGAAATGTGTCGGTTATTTTTGAATTAACGTGTTATATTTGTATTGTGGGAAGTGGCGGGAAACACAACTCACTATATTGTTTCTAAAATTCTAAACGGTTCGTAATGATGGCACATAAAATCCGAAACCAGCAGATGGTAACGATTGAATGATACCGTTATTAAGGAGAGCTTTTGCTCTTCTTCCAGTTACTTAATAGTGTATTAATAGATTGATACTTAATATTAGGTGATTGGAAGAAGGATAAAACTTCATTTACCGTAATTGAAGTACAAATTAATAATTTATATCAAAGCGTCCATTCGTGCGCTTTTTATTATTTGTGTGGGAGGTAGAATTTATATGACGGAAACACATTTAAGTGATGAATTTGCAGGGAAACATTATAGAAGAAGCTAACAAGCTGCATAAGTAACTCGGATTCAATGTAGATTTAGAGTTGCTTATACTAGTGCAGAAAAGATTATTGATCGTCTTGAAGAGAATAGAGTTATTGGTCCGTATGAAGGAAGTAAACCAAGAGTAGCATCCAAAACGGGTGCTTTTTTCTTTGTTATATAGAAATTACACATTAAACGTATTTAAATACTGTTTTAGGTATAACATGAATTGTCATCAATGGTACAGATAACGGATATTTTTCTATTTAGATTAGATGTTAAATGTACCGTGAAACTCTTGGAAATACAATTCTGGAAAAATATAATGATATTGGTATATTACAGGAGAAGGCGCAATTGTAGGAGTAAAGGGGATATGCCCAGGTTGCATACCATATTGACCATATGAAGGGTGGTGAATTAAATGTTGCCAAGTCGAAGTTGGAGCTACAACAATCCTCATCGGGAAAGGATTCATAATATAATCACTCCTAAAGTAGTATTCATGTAATAGGGTATGCGCTTACTGAATATAGATGTGCACAATCTGGTTCTATAAACATAATAATCAACGGACAGAAAATAGGGTTACTAATCTTATGATGTGTCCATTATGGGTGTTTTATTTTACTATGTAGATAGAACAAACATGTGTATAGCAATTATCGTAGGCGCTGCCGTGATCTGGGTGGCGCATTGTTTGTTGTTAAGGAAAGAAAAGGATTAACAAAACAAACTCAACTCAACCCATTTAATGGTAATTGATTAAAAATATAGTCTAATGTAACACATCATATATTTTGTTACATTAGATTCGAGGAGATAAACGCTGTTATATCAACGTTTTTATCCATTTGTAAAAATAACTACCATATTTTATGTAACATATTGTATAATAAAGATACATCTAATGTAACATAACGTATGGAGGGGTAAGGAATGAAGTTTGTGCAACCAATTCGAGATAAGAAAAAATTAGAAGAAGTGAAAGAGGTTTTACGTCGCCAGTCTTATCGTGATTTGTTTTTATTTGAAATGGGAATCAATACAGGTCTTCGAATTAGTGACTTATTAAAGTTACATGTAAATGATGTGAAAGAAAGAACTCACATTGTTATTAAAGAACAGAAGACCGGAAAAGATAAGCGTTTCATTATCAATACAGCGTTAAGAGAAAAAATAAACGAGTATGTAAGTGGAATGAACGAAACGGATTGCATATTTGCTTCTAAAAAGACAGGGAAACCGATCACAAGAATTCAAGCTTATCGAATCATGAACGCTGCTGCTGAAAAAGTAGGGCTTGATGAAATTGGGACGCATACTCTTAGAAAAACCTTCGGATACCATTATTACCAAAAAACAAAAGATGTAGTAATGCTACAAACAATCTTTAATCACTCTGCTCCATCGATCACATTGCGTTATATCGGAATTCAGCAAGATGAGATTGATAAATCATTAGAAGATTTCAGTTTATAAAGGACTACTGATGGCAAAACGATGATTTTTTACGCATAAAGAATGTGCAAGGTTTCATGCAGGATACGAGAACGGTTTGATGACTTTAAATAAGGATTTAATATTATCAATTTGGATATAATTTATATGTTTGTGGAAATATAGGGATGTTTGCTTAATGGTATCTAGAACTGAAAGGAGATTTTATGTTATGGGTGAAGCTAATTGGCTTACTAATCAACCAGGTCAAAATGTTGGAGAAATCCATGTGCATCATGGAAAAGAGATAAAAGGCATTCAAGTACGAGTGCAAAATGGGGTTGGAATTATAGATCTTCGTTTAGCATATCGTAATGATGATGGAACTGATAGTGGCGCAGATCAATTTACTGGTTGGCTAACAGGTAATACTAATTTTCATACTGAACCCGATAAATACATACCAAACGATAAACAAGTGATTGGTATCGAGGGGCAAGTACAGGATGGAGCGGGACTTATAGATTTAAGACTAATTCTTAGAAATAAAGATGGAACAGCGACAAGTAACCTTTTTAGCGAATGGGTAACAGGTAATAGATCGAGCGGACTTGTCTATGAGTCAATAGTAGAGGACGGAACTATTGCAGTTGGGATTGAAGGGATAGTACAAATTATGAACGGGATTGAAGATTTAAGATTGTTGTACTAATAGTTGTTTTTTACAGTAGCAAAGATAACGTTTTATTTTCAGTATTCTATAAATAAGAAATAAAAAAAGTAGCGAAGTCGCTACTTTTTTTATTTTGTAAAGCGATTAGCGTGAGGTGGTGTAAATGGAAGAAGAAACTATAAACGTTCCTACATGCTCTGTTTGTAATGAACCGTGCATGTGGACCTTAAAAATGCCATTAACTATTACTCATTTTGATAAAACATATATCCGTGAAGCAAATACGGATAATGCACATATATGCATTGAGTGTTTAGAGAAGGAAGTGCAAACAATTGGATAAGGGGGCAGGTGTTATGTAATTATGGCCAGACAACGAAGTCCAGACCGTAACAAAGCGTATGAAATATTTAAAGAACATAACGGTGATATTACTAATCGTAAAATTTCCGAATTGTTGTCTACATCCGAAAAAACTGTAAGTGAAAAAACGGTTGGTGGATGGAAATCCAAAGATGGATGGATAGATCAATTAAATGGAGTACTCCATAAAAATGAACGGAGTACTCCAAAGAAAGATACGGAGTACTCCAAAAAGAAACCAGGAGCACCCAAAGGTAATAAGAATGCTGTAAACAATCGCGGTGGAGCTAAAAAGGGCAATAAAAACGCTGTTGGTAATCCCGGAGGTTCTGCTCCATTGCGTAATGGTAATGCTGCTACTCATGGTTTATATAGAAAGTATTTACCAAAAGAATTATATGATTTAAAAGAAGAGCTAGAGGAAGCGATTAACAATGATCCTTTATCAATTTTATGGGAAAGTATAATGCTGCAGCACGCTCAAATTATTCATGCTCAACGTATTATGTTCGTTAGAGACAACGAGGACATGACAAAGGAACTGCGGAAAAACAAACTTACCGAAAGCGGCTATGAAGAAGAGTGGGAAATTCAATTTGCTTGGGACAAACAGGCTAGCTTCTTAAATGCTCAATCTAAAGCACTTTCTACATTATCTGCTCTTATTAGAGATTTTGATAGGTTAGCAAATATAGATGATGAGCGAAGGGCCAAACTTGAATTTATCCAGGTTCAAATCGACAAAATTAAATCTAATACTAATAATGATGATAACAATATTGAGCCAGTTGTCATTGTAGATAATATTAGTGGTGATTTAAATGTCTAAAAAGCAAATCGATGAAATACTTCCACCGGCGTTTCATCAAGTATGGTTAGCCCGTAAATGTGAAGCGATATTAAAAATCGTTTGTAAAGGCGGGCGTGGTTCTGGTAAATCTACTGATATATCTATTTGTATTGTGATGGATATTATTCAGTTTCCTGTTACAGTTCTTTGTATACGTAAAGTAAAGGATACAATAAGAGAATCCTGCTATGAGCAAATAAAGGAAGCTATAGAAATACTAGGTGTAGAACATTTATTTCGTTTTAAAGAAAGTCCAATGGAAATTATTTATAAACCGCGTGGAAATAAAATTATATTTCGTGGTGCTGATGATCCTGCAAAAATCAAATCTATTAAGATAGCAAAGTATCCAGTTGCTATTGCATGGTTTGAAGAATTGGCTGAATTTAAATTAGAAGAAGATGTTTCTACAATAGAGAAATCTATTTTACGTAAAGAGCTACCGAATGGATTGCGGTATAAAATGTACTATTCATATAACCCGCCAAAGAGAAAACAGTCCTGGGTTAACAAGAAGTTTGAAACGCAATTCAAACCGAAAAATACATTTGTACATCATAGTACATACCATGATAATCCGCATATTTCTAAGCAGTTTGTGGAAGAAGCAGAAGAAACAAAGAGACTTAAACCGCAGCAATATGAGCATGAATATGAAGGTAAACCAACAGGAAGCGGCGTTGTTCCATTTAGTAACCTTAAATTCAGACGTATTACAGATGAAGAAATCAAATCATTTGATAATATACGTCAAGGTATTGACTGGGGTTATGGGAATGATCCGTTGTCCTTTGGTCGTATGCATTATGATAAAACGCGTAGGAAGCTGTATATATTCGGTGAAATACATGGCGTTAAAATCAGTAATCGTTCATTGGCTGAAAAGATTAAGAAACTCGGATGGGATGATGTTGAGATAATTGCGGATTCCTCTGAACCGAAATCAATCGATGAAATGAAAAATGATCATGATGTTAAGAAAATTAAAGGTGCGGTTAAAGGGCCTGGTTCTGTTGAATACGGAGAAAAGTGGTTAGATGATTTAGTAGAAATCATAATCGATCCCGATCGTTGTCCAAAAACTGCAGGCGAATTTGAAAATATAGATTATGAGGTTGATAAAGACGGTAATCCGAAAAACAGATTACAAGATAAGGATAATCATAGTATAGATATGACTCGTTACGCATGTGAGGACGATATGAGTAAACGTAAAGTAGTTATGGGCGGAAAGGTTAAAAGGATGTAGTCGAACATTTAATGTTCGGCTATTTCTTTTGCTCTCTATTAATAGAAGAAAGGAGGACATACAAAGGATATGAGCGACAAGAAAACCATAAAGAATGTAAAAGTATTTAGCATTAATAAAGCTGCAGATGATCCAAAGAATAAGGAAGATAACAGCAAACAAATGGCAGTTGACCCATTCGCACAAATATATGGAGATAAGGGATTGGTTAAGCCCCCTTATGATATGAAGGTACTGATGGATATAAAGGAAAGTAACCCTATTCATTCTGCTTGTATTAGTGCGAAAGTGGATGATATTGCAGGTGTCGGTTTTGACTTCGCACCTTTTGAAGAAGTGAAAGAAGCAGCGAGCCAGGAGCAATATGAAATGCTAAAAAATTTCATGCGGAAGTGCAACCCAGAAATGACAAGTTCAGAAATTCTTAGAGCTGTATGGGAGGATTATGAAACAGTTGGCTGGGGCATTATTGAAGTTGTTCGCGATAATAAAGGTGAAAGTCCGGTAGAGCTTTATCATATACCAGGACATACAGTACGTGCTCATAAGGACAAAATACGCTTTGCTCAAATTGTAAACAATAAAGAAATCTGGTTTAAAAAGTTTAATTATCCAAATGATTATCATCTTGCTGATGGTAGGTCTTTAGGTGCAGATGATATTGCAGGAAATGGAACAGAAAAAGCCGGAGAAGTAATTGTTATTCGTAAATTTGGTTCTCGTTCTTCTTATTATGGAATACCTAATTACGTTAGTTCTATAGGTTCAATAGTTGGCTCACAAGCAGCAAGAGATTACAATATCGACTTTTTTACAGGTAAAACCATTCCGGATTCCATTTTATTTCTTGAGGGAGTCGATGAAGTAGATTCTGGAACAGAAAATGAACTGAAAGCATTCTTCTCTGCAGAAACAAAAGGAGAACACCATAAATTAGCCGTTGTACCAGTACCAGATGGTGCGAAAGCAAGGTTAGAAAAGATTAGTCCAGATGTAAAAGAAGGTAGCTTCCGTTTATATAAGCAGGATAGCGCAATGGAGATATGTGTGGCCCATCGTGTACCGCCTTATCGTATAGGTTGGGCTATGACAGGTTCATTGGGGCAAACAACCGCTAAAGAAATGAACGAGATGTACAAGCGTTCTATTATAGAGCCTGGTCAAGAAATCTTAGAACATCGATTAAATAATCAATTGTTCCGTGTATTTGCTGAAATACTAGGCGGTTTAGATTGGCATTTCAAATTAAATGAAATTGATACGGATGATCGTGAAGCAGATTTGAAATATGCAAAAGATAGTTATGAAGGTGGAATATTAAAACTGAATGAGTCCCGTAAGGTAGTAGGTTATGAACCTGTACCAGAAGGGGATAAATTCTTTGATGGTACAACTGAACCTTCTCTACCGGAACCAATTGCAAAAGCTGCAGATAATGAGCAAGATAACTTAATTGCTATTAATGCATTTAGGGAAAAGCATGAAGAAATAGAGAAAGCTATGCAAAAGAAGGTAGCTGATTTTTTTCAGAGCAGGGAAAACGGCTCTTAAACCTGCTTCCCGTAATTCGTATTAATAAAGCAGATGAAGAATTTGTTCCTGTAATTGATGAAGCAGAAGTTGATGGATTTCTTGATAGTGTCGATTGGGATGAAGAAAGACAAATGTTTGTCGATGAAGTCACAGACACCCTACAGGATGATGTAACAGAGTTTGTACAAAGTGCCATTGCATCAAACGGTTTAACCTGGATGGTATTAGACCCAATTGGTGACGTTGCTGCAAAATGGGTTGCTGCTTACGCTTTTGAATTAGCTAAAGGAATCCATGAAACCACTAAAGATAGATTAAGAGAAACTATGTTAAAGAATCTTAGTGAGGGAATGGGTGTCGATGCATTAAGTGTTTCTATTGCAGATGTAATGTCAGAAGCAAGTAACTACAGAGCAATGATGATTGCACGAACAGAAACAACATATGCAATGAACTACGGTAATTTAATTGCTTATAAGGGCGCAAATAGAAACACGAAAACATGGCTTACAGGAAACGATGAGCGTGTTTGTAAAGAATGTGGTGGTTTACATGGGGAAACGGTAGATATTGATGATCTATTCAGCAATGGAAAGATGTGTCCGCCAGCTCATCCACATTGCCGCTGCACTATGATTTCAGAAGAGTAGTAAAATACACCTATTTGATTGGGGTTTCATCGTCAAAACGTATACGGCTTTAAATTGGCTGCTATGCGTTTTGACAGTGGAACCCCAATATTTATAGGGAAGGAGGTAAAACGATGGGATACGAACTAAAAAACGCCAATATCAGTTATATTTCGCTAGTTACAAAGGGCGCAAACGGTCGTCAATTTGCCATTATGAAAAGTGAATCTGCTAAACAACCTAATATATCAAAGCAAGTTCCAATCCTTAAAACAGAAGAAGAGAAGCAGCTTGTTACAGGTGTTGTATATGAACCAGATGTAGAAGATTCACATGGGGATATTATGACCGCAGAAGAAATAGAAAAGGCAGCTTATACCTTTATGGAAAATTACCAACACATCGACAAGCAACATGATGAAATCGCTGGTAAAGGGACTGTGGTTGAAAACTGGATTGCTAAAAGTGATATGACAGTAGGCGAACAAGAAGTAAAAGCAGGAACGTGGCTTATGACTGTTCGTGTTGATGATGCAGAAACCTGGGAAGAAATTAAAAAAGGTGAAGTCACTGGTTTTTCTATGGGTGGATTTGGTGAACGTGTTGAAATTGCCAAGACTGATGATTTTACTCATGAAGATAAAGGCCTTATTCGAAAAATGCTAGATTTCGTTAAAGGTGAAACTCACAAAATCGCAAAAGGTGAAGTAAAAGACCGCTTTGTTGATGAAAAACAAAAGCGTGATTTGCGGGCTGTTTTTAATTTATTTGAAGATGTGTTCTATTGGGAGATTTGGGAAAGTAACCCCGATATCGACCGTATGGCAGCTGCTCTTGATGATATGAAGGACATACTTTCTTCTATTAAAGGCGGTTATACCATTGCGAAATCAGAGGACAGTGTACAAGCAGAAAGCATTGTTTTAGAAAATATTAAAAAAGCTGGGAAGGTATTATCCCAAAAGAATCATACAAAATTAGATGAAGCATTAGCTTTAATTAATGAAATAAAAGAAGCAGCTTCACCACAGGAGGAAGACGAAATGAAAGCAGAAGATATTGCAGAGATTGTTAAACAAGCAGTAGAGCCACTAGCTACTAAATTAGAAAAGATTGAAAAGCAAGTGAATGGCGAAGAAGTAGAACCGACACCAGAAGAGCAAACAGATGAAGAGAAAGTTGCAGCGGTTATCCAAAAAGCATTAGCGCCATTTGCTGAACGTCTTGAGAATATCGAAAATGCTGCTTCTATTCGTAAAGGCTTAGACCCAGACGAAGAATTCACACCAGGGCAACAATCAATTAAAAAGTCTAAATGGGCAGGGATTAACCTGTAAGAGGAGGATTTATTATTATGACAATGACTAACGCACAACTATTAAAACGTTTAGATCGTATTGAAAAGGCAGCAATGACAACAAGTGGAATGAATGCAGGATTATTAAATCCGGAGCAAAGTAAAGAATTCTTCCGTATGGCGTTTGATACAACACCATTCTCACAATTACACCGTAAAGAAATGCGTAAAGCGAAGCAGGGTGAATTAGATAAAATCGCAATTGGTGGCCGTATCTTACGTAAGAAAACAGAAAATAGCGATGATGGATACCGTGCCGGTGTGGAAACATCAAAAATTGAATATAATACAAAACCAATTCGTCTACCTTGGGAAATTACTGAAGAATTACTTCGTGAAAATATTGAAGGTGAAGGTTATGAGGATACAGTAATGGAACTTATGTCTACTCAAACCGGTATTGACCTTGAAGACTTACATTGGAATGGTGACCTAGATTCTTCCGACCCATTCTTAAATATTAATGATGGATGGTTGAAAAAAATCAAGAAATCAAAAGCATCACATATTGTGGACCATGCTAAATTAGTAACTGGTACAGGTGAAGCAGCAACTGCTAATGGATTCGGTAAAGGTTCTATCTTTGCGTTATCTGGTGCAATGCCAAATAAATATAAAAATAGTAATCTACGTTGGATTATGTCTCCAAACCGCAGAGAGAAATGGATTGAATATTTAACAAATCGTCCTACAGGTGCCGGTGATGCTGCATTACTTGGAGCAGGAGATCAAGTTAATAAACCAATGGGATATGGAATTGTGACAGTGCCATCTTTAGCAGATGATGTAATTCTTCTTGCAGACCCTAAAAACTTTATTGCAGTTAATACATACGATACTCGTATCCGTAAAACAACAGAAGGTAAAGCTGCAGTAATGGAAGATAAACGATTCTATGTAATTCACTTTGATGATGATGCTGTAATTCAAGAAATGGATGCAGTAGCAATCCTAACAAATATTCCGGATGCGTTTGGAGCTTAATATCCAGGCGTATTTTTTATGGAAACAAACTCTTTGTTATTAGGGTTTTGAATGTATACTTTTTTATTATTTTCTTGTTTTTAATGGAAAACGATATATAACCAATAAAACCAATGATACGAATGTAAACTTTCATGTAATAGTTTACATTCGTGAAAGGGGTGTTAATTATGAAAGTAGTTACGCTGCGATATGGTGGTACTTACACCGCTTATGGACAAAAGTTTAAAAATGGCCAAGAAGAAACAGTTGCGAATGATAAAGCTGATTACCTTGTAAGTACTGGACATTTTGAACTTGTAAAAGAAGTCGATAAGAAGGAGAAAGAAACATAATGGATATTACCATACAGGACATTAAAGACCGCGTAAATGTGCAGAAAATGCCCGATAAGGTTATTCAAGATCTAATAGATTACTACGCAGTTATTGTTAGGAAGTATTTAAGAGTTAAGCCGGAGAATCCAATGAAAGAAGTCATTCAAACAAGCAAACTAGCTTGGCTTTCTTTTCCTGCTGAATCTATAGCAAAAGTAACTCATGTTAGTTCGAAACAAGATATGACCGATTCTATTACTGTAAATGGGCGTATTGTTTACGGTTTAGCTGAAAATCAGTTATATGAATTCGAATATAAGATACAAGATTATGACGATCTGCAGGTACTTATGAAGAAATGTATTATTGATTTGGTTGTTTCTGCAGTAGTACGTGCTAACTTACAACGAAAAGGTATGAAGACATCGGAGAGTATTGGCGATTATTCGTACCAGATTAGCCCTGAAACACTAGATGAACCAGCTACAAACAATAAGATACTCAATGGTTTAAAAGGCTTTAGAGCAAGAGTTAAGCCGGTGATGGCCACATGAACGAAATGTATTTCGGTGATGGTGGAATGGATGGTTTATATATTCATGAGGTAGTTGTAAAACGAAAAATGAAAAAGAAACAAACCTCTGGTAATTATGCAGAAACAGAAGAAGACATTTATGAGAATATGACTTGTCGTGTAACCACTAACTCTGCTGCTGATAATGAGAGGTTTAAGCGTGATAAACAAAATTTTGATACAACCTTTAAGATATATGCACCTGCTTCTTACAAAATTAAGCCTAATGATCGTATTCATTTCAAAAGTGAAGAATTAGGTGTTGATTATACGTTTGAAGTTAAAGGAGAACCGCGCAATCCTGCATTTATGAATCACCACATTGAAATTTATTGCGAAAAGGTATGATTCTATATGGCTAATTCAGTAGAAATTGAGTATTCAAGCAATATGGAGCAAATCAAGACGCATATTAACGCTATGTGTGTTGAAAAGGTCACAGCAGCATCTATTCATTTACAAAATCAAGTGAAGAAGAATCTCACGGGTAGCCGTAGCGGTAAACAATACAAAATACCTCATACGAGTCGTAAATATACTGCTTCTAAACCAGGTGAAGCTCCTGCTGTTCGTACCGGTGACTTGTTAAACTCGATTAAATACAATGTTAAACGGTCACAATCAGAGGTTTTGGGTGCAGTAGGGAGCGACTTGCAGAAAGCAATATGGCTTGAAACTGGTACAAGTCATATGGAGGCCCGTCCATTCCTATTAAAAGCGTTTGAAAAAGAACGCAGAGAACTTAAAAGAATGATGGGAGGGTAATAGATGTCTAACGCTATTGCAGCTATTAGAATGCTTGTAGAGAACGATGAAATAATAAAAGCTAATCTATCAGAATATGGTGAAGGCGAGGACAAAGGCCCTGCTCTTTCATTTCAGACTGCACAAGATGATATGGAAATGCCTTATGTAGTTATGAGAATTGAAGCAGATAATCCGGATGATGTTGAAATTATAGATCGTATGATTCTAAATTTCGATGTGTATTGTGATAATGGGGATTATGATAAGGCAAAGTTAATTGCTACACGTATTGAAAAGTTACTAGATAGAGAAGTTGGTTTAAAAGATGATGGGATACTTTCTATACATCGTGCAGGTAAACTGCCGGTACCAGATGAAGACCCATCTATCATTCATATAAATGCGAAATTTCTTGTCCGAACCATGCGAACGGACTTGTATTAGGGGGTAGGGCAAATGAGCTGGAAATTAATTAATGGTGTCCGTGAAGGGACTACAGATAATTTTGTTATCGGTCCTGGTGTCATGTACAAAGGGTTTAAAAGTGTAAAAGAATTAGGTGAACTTGTAGGAGCGACTACAGGCGGAACTAAAGTGGGTTTTGATCGTGAGTATTATGATGCAGATATTGATGGTGTACTAGGTAAAATGGTACGCGGTAAGTGGTTATTAAAAGATGAACCGCATGTAGAACTTACATTAGTAGAGTTTACAAAAGTAAACCTGCAGTTAGCTTTACCAGGGATGACGGTAGATAGTACAACTGAAACTGATTACGATATTATGAAACCTTCAAATGATATTCCAGATTCGAATTACCATGATATCGCACTGATCGGTATGATTTCGGGTAGTGAGTTACCAGTCATTTTTGTAATTCGTAATGCAATGGTAGTTTCATCTATTGAAGTGGATCTAAAAGACGGTAAAGGAACGGTTGGTTTGAAATGTAAGTTTATCGGTCATTACAGTGAATCTGCACCAACTACACCACCATACGAAATCTATTTACCAAAGAAAAAGAAAGCAACAGTACAAAAAGCACCGGCTACCGCATAAATGGTAGTCGGTTTTCTATTGCATAAAACGAATGGAATACAAAAAAGGAGCGGACAAAATGACTTCTATATTAGAAAAAATGATGAATACCGGTACAGAAATTACAATCTTAGGTGAAAAAGTAACAATGCGACGATTAAATGTAACGGATGTTTGGCGATTCGCTAAGATTATTTCGAAGGTTGGACGCAGCGCAATGGCTAACTTTGCTGATTTCGGTAAGGATAAGCAAACAATGGATGAACTAACTAAAGCAGCAGAATCTCTTCCAGAAGAAGAAAAACAAGCGCAATTAGTTGCACTTAAAGAGAAGCAACAACAAAAAGGATTAGAATTTGCTTTCCGTGTTCTAACGATGATCCCTGCTTGCGAGGATGATTTTACAGAGTTCTTTGCTAGTTTATTAAAAGTGAAAGCAGAAGAATTTAGACAGTTCCCTCCGGAAGCAATGGTTGCTGTTATACAGGGCCTATTAGAAAGTGAAGACTTAATGACTTTTTTCAACCAGGTCAAGGGACTCGTGAAAGTTCAGAGCGAGAAATGGAGCCAATCAGCAGCGGCGCCGAACCTAGCGTAAATGAAAATTCAGATGAATATTTAGAGGAAGCCGAACAAAATATGTTACGTGCTTTCGATAAAATCCAAAAACGGTATGGATGGACAGATGATTATGTCTTATCAATACCGTATTCGCGTTTAATGGACCTGTTTTCTTTAATTGCACGAGAAGAGCAGCAAGAAGAACTAAATGAGTGGAAGAAGATGGCGTTCATTGGATTTCAAACTCGTCAACTTGAAGAAGGGACTACTTTTAATGATTATCTTCAAGCCTTTGGACTAACTGACACCCAGGACAATAAAGAATCATCTTATGAAATGGGTGAAGTATGGACGAAAGAAGAGTGTGAAGCGCATGTTGCTCAAATCATGGATCACTTCCAAGAAGATGATGAAGAATAAAATGGTTATCGGCCCCGTGAAAGGGGGTGCGTAAATGTTAGCTGAAATGTTCCAACTGTTCGGAACGATTGGTATTAAAGCAGAAGGTGCTTATAAAGATTTACAACAATTCGAAGATCGTGTACAAAAAACTGCAAATGGAATGCATGATAAGTTTCAAAAAGCAGGGGAATCAATTAGCCATGTAGGTAGCAAGATGCAAGAAACAGGCGCAAATATGACTGCAGGTGTTTCATTGCCTTTAGCTGGTATTGGTGCAGCTGCTGTAAAAGTAGCGTCTGATTTTGATGCATCTAATAGAAAGTTAGAATCTACACTTGGATTATCAAAAGAAGCTACAAAAGAGCTTGGGAATGTTGCAAAAGATACCTGGAAAGATGGATTTGGAGAAAGTATTCAAGAAGTTGATGAAGCTGTAATACAAGTAAGTCAAAACATGAAGAATCTTTCTTTCGATGAAATGCAGGGAGCTACGCAGAACGCTATGACTCTTGCGAAAACTTTTGATACAGATGTTAATGAGGTTACACGAGGGGCCGGACAGCTTATGAATCAGTTCGGTTTAAGTGCAAAAGAGACATTTGACCTTCTAGCTTCTGGTGGACAAGCAGGTTTAAATTTCTCAAATGAAATGTTCGATAACATTTCCGAATACGCGCCTTTATTTAAACAAGCAGGATTTTCTGCAGAAGAGATGTTTACCATTATGGCAAATGGAACGCAAGATGGTTCATATAATCTCGATTACATAAACGATCTTGTGAAAGAGTTCGGTATTCGTGTACAAGATGGATCAAAAGGTGTAACAGAAGCCTTTGCAGAAATGAGCCCAGAAACTCAAAAGGTTTGGGACAATTTCAATAAAGGTAAAGGAACTTCTGCAGATGTATTTAATGCCGTCTTAGGTGATTTAGGTAAGATGGACGATAAAGTAAAAGCAAACCAACTTGGTGTTGCTGTATTCGGTACAAAATGGGAAGACATGGGTGCAGAAGCTGTATTAGGGCTAAATAACGCCGATGGTGCATTACAAAACGTTGATGGCAGCATGAAAAAAATGCAGAAAACGCAGCAAGAAGCTTTTGGTGTTCGTTGGCAGAAACTTGCTCGTACTACAATGGCATCATTAGAACCGTTAGGACAAGCTATTTTAGACATTGCAGAAGTTGCTCTTCCTCCAATTATTAAAGCAGTAGAAGTTGCTGCAAAGGCATTTAGTTCTATTCCTAAGCCAATTCAAATTGGTATCGTAGCAATTTTAGGTATGGTTGCTGTATTAGGGCCATTAATTGCCATGATGGGCTTTATGACAAGTGGAGTAGGTGCATTTGTTGGCTCGTTTAGATTCCTTGTACCAGTATTAACAAAAGTACCAATGCTATTTACAGGGATACTAAAACTTGGCCCTAGATTAATAGGTATGTTCGGAATGATAGGAAGAGCCGTTGCCTTTCTAGGAAGTACTGCATTTGCAGGATTGTTAAAGGTTGGCCCTAAACTTATTGGTATGTTTGGTGCAATAGGAAAAGCCCTAGCACTGTTGGGCAGATCCATGATGACATTACTGATGAATCCTTGGACGATTGCCATACTAGCAATTGTAGGATTAGTATATCTAATTTATAAAAATTGGGATGACATTGTTAAATACACCAAACAAGCAGTTAAATGGCTTGGTGATGCCTGCTCTAAAGGTTGGGACGCAACTGTAAAAGGTGCGAAATCCGCTTGGAATGGATTATCTAAGTTCTTCTCTGGATTCTGGGAAGGTACGAAAAAGCTATTCAGTTCAGCTATGTCTTTCATAGGTAAAATATTTTCTAAAGCTTGGGACGGTTATGTAAAAGTAGTTAAATTTTATTTTAGCTTAATGAAAAATATAATTACCTTTGGTTGGAATGCAATTAAAGCTGTATTCTCTTTCGCTTTAAACCTAATCAAAACTATTTTAGTAGGCGCTTTTAACTTCTATAAGACTCTATTCCTAACAGCCGTTAAATTATGGCAGACTATATTCCGTACAGCGTGGAATATCATTAAGACTATTTTTACCACTGTACTTAATTTCTTAAAAACATTTATTCGTGCTGCTTTTGAATTCATAAAAAATGTGATTTCAACAGTAATGAATGTTATTAAAACTATCATTTCTGCAGCATGGAATTTTATAAAAATAGTATTTGTTACTGTATTGAATTTCATTAAAAATACTGTTCAAACAGCATTCAACTTTATTAAAGACATAATTACTTCCGTGATGAATGCAGTTAAAAACTTTATTCAAGCGGCATGGAATTTTATAAAGTTTATAATCATTAGTTCAGTACGTGAATTTGTTGGGTTTGTAATTACTAATTTCAACAAATTATATAACACAATAACCGATGTTGTTGGCGGTATAAAAGAATTTATTGTTAGTAGTTTTAAAACTATAAAGAAAGCAATTACTGGTGCCTTTACAGGGGTTGTAGATACTGTAAAAGATGTATTTAGTAAGGTTGGTTCTATAGTAAAAAACGTAGCAAAAGATGCAGTTAGCTGGGGAAAAGATATTATCGCAGGTATCGGTGAAGGTATGTCCGGTATGGCAGATTGGCTTATAAAAAAAGCTAAAGGAGTTGTTTCGGGAATACCTAAAGCCGTATTAAAGTTCTTTGGTATCCGAAGCCCATCCCGGTTAATGATGGAATACGGGGGCTATATTACAGAAGGTCTTGGTGTAGGGATGGAAAAAATGATTCCTGCAGTAGACAAAGCTTCTGAACTATTAAATAAAGCTGTCGTTCCACCTAAACCAATGAAACTAGTAACCGATGTATCTAATCAAATTGGACAAATGGGAGCACGTTCTGCTGATCTAATCGGTAAAACTGCACATCCATTTGCTGGACAAACCCACGTTGAGAAGAAAACAGATAATGGCGTATCAATTCAAAATGCTACATTTAAAGTCTCTGTTGAAAAACTACAATCTGCAGAAGACTTTGTAAAAATGAGAAAGCTGCTACAAAACGTAGTTGCTGATGATCTAATGGGAATGGCGGTGCGAAATGTATGAGTATATTAAAAACATTGCATAGAAGAGCCGGTTCATACCATCTCTTAGGAAAGGCTGCAGAGTTAAAAGACACAATAAGATATACCATTGATTTCTCATGGCCAGGGACATATAACTTTTCGTTTTTGTCCCAGGTTCCTATTGGTTCTGATGGAATGCTACCGAATAAATACTTTGTTGTTCGGGTTAATGGGATTGAGAGATTCAGAGCACGAGGTCCTTATGATTGGGAAGCGAGAGAAATCTTTGTAGGTGCAGGTCCACAAACGATTGAATTTACAACAATCGGTTATGGTTCCTCTGATATTGCATATATACGAGACGTACATTATTATGCTTTTGGACATGTACCTAATATCGAAAAGATTGAACAAACAAAATTACCGAAATCACTAGATGGCTTAAAAACTTATAATGTCATGCACGGATATCCTCGTTACCAGAGTGCGGGGAATAAAGGTTGTGAAGTAGAATTTACGGCTCTATTCAACGATATCAGTCATTGGCGTGAGTTCATGAGGGAAATATATCGCCCTCATATTATTACAGGTGATTACGGTACCTACGGGGGTATCATTCCGCCGAATGAAGTAGATGCAATACGAAAAGGAACGCTAGTCATAGCAAAATGCAAATTAATATCTATGTCACAAGCAGGAGTAGGAGTTGATGGAATGTGAGAGAAGGATCTATTTCTTTAATAAGAATGTTGGGGAGCTATTTCCAAGTTGGGAATAACTCCCCTAATTTAATTGTTTATATGAAAAGAAGAGACTCTTCTTCTTACGTACAAATACAACACCGTGTAATAGGCTTAGAAGTGCAGGAGAACGCAGATCAGTTTGCTAGTACATTTACTATTACCTTTGCGAATGAATACGGTCAAATGGCTCCTGATAACTGGTACGGTAAGTTCTCTTCTATTCAAGAATGGTTTTATAACAGTGAGGTAACAAATACAAACCAGCTATATCCGCAGACTGAATTTAAAGTGTCTATTGGCTACGGTGAGGAAGCATTACCGTATATACATGGTTTTGTATCTGATGTGAAGGTAAATGCCGAAAGTGGTACGATTTCAGTTACCTGCACTACATCCTATAAGAAGGTTTTACATAAATCAGTAATCCCGACACCTGGATCAGATGAAATTGTTGCACCTACCGGTAATGTTTATGATGTTGTGAAGTTCTTCTTTCAAAAAGCTGGGGTTGTTCTACATGGTAACAGAGTAAATATTCCTGGAACCAATCAAAGTTGGATTGTTGAAGGAGCAACAGGAAAGAGATTTCAGAAATGGGATGAAATTGTACGCGATATTATAGATACAACATTCCACTATATTAAACACGAACCAGATGGAAGTTGCACATTTATGAAAATGCCAGACTATGCAATTAATGAACCTGCAAAGTTTAGCTTTAGAGAAGGCGAGAACCTTATTTCATTAGATATGCAACTAACGGACCAGGATATAAGCAATAGTATTGTTGTTAAATGTGGAGATTACGCAAACGGATTTCTTAATTCGTTTCTATTAAAAAATGTATCGCAGGGTGATTTACGAGAGGAAATGATAGAAGTTCCCTGGGCGACAACGTTCTTTGCAAGAAGAGCGGTTGCTGCAGCTTATCATTTAAAAGCAATTCAGAAGTTCAGAACATTAACAGTAGCAGTAGTTGGTGATCCAAGGATTCAATTATTTGATGTTATTTCTGTTTACAATAGAGATTCTGGTCAACAGTGGAATTACTTTGTTAAAGGGATTAATACAATGATCTCTGCAGATGATGGATTCTATCAAACTTTAGATTTAACTGTTAACTATGGGTATGAACCTGCTCCCTATACAGATATAACCGGTATTACAGTAAATGTAGATACATTACGTTTAAAACTTTGGGATTGGGATTTAGAGGATGGCGATTTATTAAATATTTACTGTAATGATAAATTAGTCGAAGAAAATTATTTCATCCGGAACAATCCTACATACGTTGATATTCCACTTGAATACGGCGTGAATATTATCGTATTTGAAGCAGTACGAAACCCAAAAGGAATTCTTACAGGACGTTTGCAAGTACTTGATACACAAAATAATATCTTGTTCGATTATGGTTCCTTACCAGATTTATCATTTCCTCGGGTAAATCAAGATGCAAATCACTATTATATCCAGCGTCCAGCCAAAACATGGTCTGTGACGCGCGTGAACTAGGGGTGATTCTATGATAATGCAAAAAAACTTATATGATCCAATCATGTATTTGATGAAAGGATTAATTGACAGGCAAATATATACCGGTGGTAAACCAATGCCTGGTAATGACCCAAACGATGTATTTAAAGAAGGTATGACAGAAGGTTACACCCTCATTCGTGATGGTGCTCGTTTATCTGCAGTCGATGGAGATAAATATTTACACTATGATTTAGCCTTTAATTCACAAGGTATGCTAGAAAAAGTTCTTATCTCTCATAAAGTAACCGGAAAAGAGATGGAGATACAATTAATATATAATGCACAAAAACAATTGGAACGTGTGCAGCCGCGACTTCTTAATAAAGGTAACGGTATACTATCTGATTTACCAATTCCCGATGTGTCGTAATGATGCACGGGAATTTTTTAATACAAGAAAAAGGGTGATTGCTCTTGTTTGAAACTACCTATTTAGCCGGTGGCCGATTAGATCCACCTTTTCATCCAACAAAAACAGAACCATTTATATCTGGATTCATTATGGATTCTTTTTCATTCCAAACAAATGAAACTACATATACTGTACCTGCAGATATGGAGCTGTATGCAATAAGTGTAAGTGCATCTATATATGAATTAGATGATAAATGGAGCTTAATTGTGAACGGTAAAACGATTTGCAAAGACATTTACACAAAGGACATTCCAGAGGGTATGCATTTTATGGTTTATAAACCTGTCGCAGCAGGAAATATAATTCAATTCAGATTCCACAACCAGGGGATTCTTGATAAAGCAGTATGGTTTGAATTGCATTTTTTATCATAAAGGAGGGATATCATGAGTTTTGCTGTTACATATATGGCGGGCGGTAGATTTGACGCTCCTTATTTCCCTACAAAAACGGAACCGTATATAGAAGGTAGAAGAATTGGAATAGATGATGCAGTAAAAAAAGATGAATTCTCACTACCATTTGATACAGAGTTAATTGCATTCTCTATAGCTGCATCAAGTTATAGTGATCGTGATTATTGGAATTTATTTATCGATGGGAAACAAATATTCAAAAATGTTTATGTGAAAGACGTACCCGAAGGATTCAATTTTTCTATTATTAGGCCTATTCCTGCTAATGCTGTATTACAGTTCGAATACCACAATATAACCAGAACATCTAAAGTAGTAAAGCTGAATTATCAACTATTAAGAGATTAGGAGCGTGAAACCTATGGCATATATTGAAAAAATAGTATCAGAAGCAGAATTCCATATGGAGTTAGTAAATACCATGATTGAAAATGGATGGAAGAAAGTAAGTAGCTTTTACAAGGTTATTTATAAAGCTACAAAATCAGAAGATCCTGTTCATAATTATTGGGCTGCGAAGCATGTGATTTTAAAAAATAATGATGGTGGTTTATACGGAATTGTACAGGCTTGGAAATGGACTACAAAGTCTAAATTAGACATTGATTTTTCTAAGTCAGAGGGGAAAACTGAATTCAAAACATACTTAGAAAACAACCCACAATATAAAGATCGTTCTTGCATGTATTTATATATGATTGAAAAACTCCCAAACTATCAAGAGGATGGCGTAATTATTATGGGGGCAGAAGACAATAAAGAATTCCAATCTATTATGGATGTTGAATTGGCCGAGGTGAATGCTATAGAAAAAACGGGACAATCCAACAATGGGCCTTATACATATACCGTTTATGAATATACAGATAAACCAGATTTAATGATGTCACCTTGGGTTAAATCGACTTTAAGAAACCCTAAATTGCTAAATATAGACGCTGATACGAATTGGTGGCCAGATTCTTTAGTACGTATTACAGGACAAGTTGATAAAGATAGAGTTGTCCTCCTAATACAAGCAGATAAAACGCCAGCGTTCGAAAACAATTCTGTCCCTGTAACCCCAATATACATGGGACGATTAGAAAGCTATGCAAATGATGACACTATAGCGGATGCTCTTTGGGCTGGTACTGCTTACGATGAAGGTGGAGAAAGCTCTTCTCACAGCTTTAATTTTGAAAGTAAAACGCCATTTAGGAATGTATCTAGCTATATGCCACGCACAAAGCAATACCCTAAATCGCCAGGTAATGGCATTGATAATGTAATTATTAAACGTTCGCGTTTTGGTGCAAGATACCAAGCGCATTATATTGCGTGGAATATACCGAGTAATATAATGCCACCGGATCGAAAAGGTGCTAATGGTGGCCAATATCCTACAGCATGGCAAAGCCACGATAATGACGAATATAAGTATCAATTCAATCCATCTTTATATAGCGGCAGAGTTCATACATCCAGGGCTTATATTGTACATCCAGATGAAGGAGTACGTGGTTATATGCCGTATGTTGTACTTCTCTCCCCGTTAGGGTTGCTAAATGGAGATAAATTAAAAGTTAGAAAAAATACATGTCCAGATACACACGACATCTACAGATTCTTTACCGTGGATGCAATTTCACCAATTACAAAGATGCCAGCTACTGCATATCGTCCAGCAGGATTAGGTATTTTCGAGAAAACAATATAGGGGATGAATATAAATGTGGTTCGATAAAATTGTAAATTTACAAACCTTACCTACCGAATTAGAAAAGTTATTTGTAGATAACGGATGGAAACGCGATCTATTTTTCCGTATCCGAAGAGAAACCAGCAAATTCATCGATGTACGATTATTCGAATCCACTGGAAGTGATTTGGAGCGCAGAAGATTTGGCTTTGCAGTTGCATACGATACTGCTGATTCAGATTTCGCAGATTTTAGATATGTTTCAACTGAATCAAGATTGGGGAGTTTTGGAGTGGGAGATGGCAAAAAAACAGACTTCGTTATTCCTACTTCTCCAATCATTGCGAGTTCTTTATCTGTTTATATAAATAGTATCTATCAAGAAAAAAATACGTATACAGTGGATGGTAGAACCGGATTAATCAAATTTAATACACCAGTAGCAAAGGGCGCTAAGGTTACGGGTGAATATCGTTTATCTAACGACGCATATGAACCGACGAATGATATTATTTTCTTCACTTACACACGGTACTTTATTGAGAAGGAAGTTAAAATTAGTGATCCGGATGCAGATTTAGGAAATGGAAACGGTACAAAAACAGTATTTAAATTACCATACCCAGATTTTGATGAAAGTCGTTTTACAGTCTACAAAAACGGTTCAATTTTAGACGTAAGTAATTATACATTTACAGGCGATACAATTATCTTTAAAGTTGCTCCTGTAAGTGCAGACAACATAAAAATCGCGGGCACACGTTTATTAGAATCTAGCAATGGTAGTGATGTAACAGAAATCCTAACCGCAAAGACTTCATTTGACGTACAAAGTACATCTAAAGTCTTAACTGAAATCTTTACATCCATCAATTTTGTGAATGCTTCTCCATATACAGTCCTAAGTTTGACACCGGAGCAAAGATTCACAAAAGATTGGAAACGTGATTCTGTTGTTTACATGTACGGTAACGCTCATAAAGATCGAGTTGTAATGTTTATGCGAATTGATCCAACGCCAAGCCCTGTACGAGCTTTGTTTGTTCCATTGTACATTGGAAGAATGTATACATTTGATAATAAACCGCAAAAGAATTTAATTATTATGGGCGGCTGCCGTTCTGGGGAAGAATTCAGTAATTCAACAAAGAAAATTGGTAATGCAAATATGGATTATGGCGAAAATACATCTGGTGGAAACCTTTCTCCTATGTTATCTCAATCATTAACCGGATCCATGTATCAGCAGCATTACCTTGCATTTATTACTCATAATGCTGATATTGATAGTGGCCAGGGGAGATTTAACCCTTCTATGTATAGCGGTAAATACCATTTATCACAAATATACATTGTACATCCTAATGATGGATATGTAGGAAAACTTGACGATGTATACGCAGTACATCCAAAAAACATCCAACAAGCAGATGAGCTTGAAATTGAAAAAACTGTAACTGATGAAGTGATTGGTAAAGGCGATGGAACTAAAAAGATATTCCATTTAGAGCACAAACCAAAAGAAAATACCTTGAATCTATTCATGGATTGTAAGGAAGTTCCTAAAACGGATTATGACTATAATCCGGAAGATAAAACTGTAACTTTTAAGGAATTCCCTGGTGGTGAAATTCTAGCTAATTATCAAATGGCGCAATTATATCGATACACTTTACCAACAACAGCTGCTTCACCATTCACAAGTAAATTTTCGCCTTTCAATCCAATTGGCCTAGCAATCTATAAAGAAGATATTTAAACAAGAAAGGGGGGAGGCAAAAGATGAAAGAGAAAAATTATTCGATTGCTGCCCCTTCTTTATTTATAAATGAAAAGAATCATATAGTTTCTGTTGGCCCGAGTCTATCATATGAAAAGACTTATTGTATTTCTATTTCAATTGCTAATCCTTTTGGGCAAAACGAGCATGAGTTTCCTGTAAGTATGCCGCCTAATTCAAGGTTTAAGGCTGTTAAAGAGGATAATGCCGGTGTATTTGCAACAAAGGTAAACAGAATTAAAGGTGTCTTCTCTGATGTGATTAACCGGGCTTCCAGGGCCATTGTTGAAGTTGATGCAAGTATTACAACATTAAACGCTTTCGATATAGATCGTAACGTTAATATAGATATTTCTGAAATGGAATACCTCACACGATCAAGATGCTTTGCAGTAGATATTACAGATGATGAATCAGCACAGCAGCGCAGCCGTATTTTTGATATGGCCCAGGTGAAAGAAGAACTTGCAGATAAACCATTTGATACGCAAGAAATCACAATCGTAAATGAATCTATTATGTCTAGAACTACAGGCGAATATGAAATGAATGAAATCATAGAAGAAGAGCTCCTTCATAAGAAAATTCGTGAATTCGCTACAGAAGTAGAAGAACTTCCCGAATGGGTGAAAGTAGCTCGTGTATTGTATGGAGAAAAATTCTACGAAAGTGTATTAGCAGACCGGAAAGCAAAAGAATTACAATCTGTCGTAACAGAAATTGAGACGAGCAATATTGTGACAAAAGAAATAAATACGATAACTACAAGTGATGCAGTAATAGCAGAAAGACAAACTCTTGAAATGATTGCATCTTATGAAGAATTTGATTTATTCGGTGATCAAGGGATACCAGTTTATTTACCGGATTATGATTTATTTGCAAGGGTTCAAAGAGAATTACAAGCAAACTATACAAAATTCGATTCTGCAGAAAGAAATATTATTCAAGTAGATGGTGGATCTACATCATTTGAAGCAGTCGAAAGACAAATATTAGAAATAAAAACAAGGTCTACAGCCAATGAGACGTTTAGCCGGAAAAATCTATCCATAGAACTCACTACCTTTGATATGGAAGCTTCACAGAGAACAGAAAATGAAGCCCTAGCAAATGTTGAATTATATGAGTATATGAATCGAGCGCAAACGCATTACGAAAGTGTAAGTACAGATGAAACACAGTCTACTAGAATTACGAATGAATATATTACTAATTCTATCGAACAACTAGAATCGATGGATAATACAACTCGTGAATTTGATGTTAATATCGCGGATAGTTCGGAAAGGTTTGATGTAAACCGAGAATTTATCACAGAGGAAATTATTGAATTTGATAAGAGTATTCGTGACACAAAACCAATTCAAACTGTAATAGACAAAAAAGTAGCTGCAAATATAGTTACAAAAGGAATTACGTCAGAGTCTAGTGAAACCCTATCATTTAACAGGAAAACGAAGGACATCATTACTTGTATTACAGAGGGTGATCCGAGCAAACGTGAAGGCAAAGAAATCAATGCTTTAGAAGAAATCCTTTCTGCAGCTGATAGAAATATCAAGGAAATAACTGCATCCAGGGAAGAGATGGATTTGTTTGATGGAATGGGACTTCCTGTTTATTTACCCGATTTTGATTTATTTGCAAGGGTTCAACGGGAGTTACAAGCAACGACGGTGTTGTCCGATATAATGGATCGTTCTAAAGTTACTATAACTTCTGAAATCGTTGAGAACATTGATATGGAGCGTTGCACACCAAATATCATGACGGATGTGTCCGGAATAATAGATTTTAAAAGACCTGTATTAGAATTAGATTCACAAATCGCTAATGATTATGATGCAGCTGACACACCTGCAAAGCAGTCCTTAATCCATGAGCAAGATGTATTTGATGTCTCTCGTCAATTTGTAGCCGATGAAATAAAAGATAATACATTTGATAGAGAAACTAATATAGAAACCATTGTGGAGGAAGCTGAACAATTTGAGAAGGTTCTTGGAGTAGATACTGTAATTATTGAAAGCGAGTCATTTATTATTAATAAATTCATTGATACAGGTTGTATACAATTTGATGATTTTCTTGTTAATAATATTTATCCTATTGAAATAATTGAAGTTGATGAAAACAGAAAAGTTCAAAAAGAAGAACCGAAATTATGGTTACGTCATAGCCGCTCTTCTTGGTGGACAAATTCTAATTGGAAGAAGACAAGATAAGGAGGAAGAAATGGACATAGGAACAAATTTAATAAATCCGGAAAGTGGTTGGATAAGGAAACATTGCCAACCTGCTAATGTTGGTAGTTTCTTTAAAGGTGTAAGTCCTACTGGTAATAAAGGATGGTTTTCCGTAGGAACTGACGATCAAGCAGAGGGTGGAAATGCATTTTATGCAACTGCTGCAGTCCCTTCTCCAGAGTTATCTTTCACATTCTTTGGTACAGGTCTACGGATTATGGCCGGGCACGACACAATTCCACTTAGTGAATATCTAGTTCTTAGGATTGATGGTAGTGAGGATCAACGTGTAAAACTTTTTTCTAAGACTCCACAATTTACAGTCGTTTATGAAAACCTACAGTTAGAAAACAAAGAGCATACCGTGACAATAAGGACAGGTATTAGAGATAAAGGCGAATATGCTTACTTATATGCTATTGATTATTTTGATCCCACCCAAATAACAAAAGGAGTTTCTTTATACAAAAAACAAAGCGGAAAAATCTTCGTGGATGATTTCGATTCTATAAACCCAGAATGGATTATATCACCTTCGGATTCATTTAGTATTGCTGCAAGAAAAGGCTTTATAAGATTGAATCATACAGCAGATAAAGATGTAATGTTACTAATCAACAAACCGCAAGGAGATATAGTGATACAAGTCATTGCTGATTATACTCCTGATGTTGAAGGGGATAAGGGCGGATTGATTATATATCAAAACGCTGATAATAAAATAGAATTTCTTGAATCTCATTCTATTAATAGTTCTAAAGAACACAGGGAATGGCTTGCTACTTCTACTGGTGAACAATGGGACTTTTATAGCAAGGTGGATGCTACCTTTGATTATGCAGATAGCGACAAATTAGAAGCGACTAAAATCGGTGTTGTATTAAAGAAAGGTGTCGCAGATCCATACAAGTCGCTAGATATTGATCGTATCATTATCACGAGTGGCCACAAATTAAAGTTAAGGCAACTGTTCCCAAATAACAGAGTAATTTTAAGAGATGAAAATGGCACCACACTATCTATTAATCAAGTGGGTAAATTAAATACCGGTATAGATATAAACCTACCATCTTTAGAGTTCCAAGGAACTATTGAAGTTTACGATGAACAAAATAGCCTTATAGCAGAAAAGAAAGCCCTATTTTATGGCGGTGACATCTATAATATGGGTTCCCCTTTAAAAATCATAATGGACTCTAAAGAATTAAACGATACTGACCCAACTAATTTAGGCAATATGATTGAGGGAAAAAGAATCATTAAAATGATGGTCCAAAATGAAAATTCTGTAGCTGTTCACAATCTCAAAATTTCTATTGAACAATACATGGAAAAGGTTGGGTATACCTGGGCAGATATTTCGTTAGATAAATCAACTTGGGCAGATCAAATTACAATAGGTACTTTAGGTGCAAATAGTCTTAGGGAGTTTTGGGTACTTGTAACTAAAGATTTAAACTACATTGGTTTTGAACCTATTTTATTTAACATTAAATTGCAACATGATTGAGGTGTTTACATGGGTACTGAAATGAAAATCAATCGTTACAAAGGAACTGTAGGTGATATTTCATCACCTGTACTTATCGAAAAATCCGAACAAATACTCGTGCAAAACGGACAAACTCAATATCTTTCAACGAATATGGAATTTAATAAATTTGATATTCGAACTATACATGTAACAAACAACAAGAACGTTGAAGCTATTACCACAATTTTTGATAAGAAAAAGGATGGTTTACAGATATATAAGAGTCTTCAAGAAAGGAAGACTTACGATATATTAGCAATTCCTTGCGAAGATAAAGATGCTACAAGTTCTGCACATTTTTATATTGAAAACAAAGGAAATGAATCATCTTTATTCACAGTAATCATTAAAGCAATAAGTTTACAATAAAGGAGTGTCTTTCATGACAGAACATATTTTCAAAAGGTTCACACCGTTAAAAAAGGATATATTTAATCTTGTTATTAACGAGATGTTACGTGTTGGTTGGAAACAGCTAAATGAAGGAAAACCAACTGCAAACGATGTCTATGTCATGTATTCGAATGGTAATGATGGTAAAAAGAATATTTATATCGAACTTATACCATATGACGGAAGATATATGGAGGTGAACACGCAAAGATTAAATTATGATGTTAGATCAACGGTATACTCTGATGCCTTCTATAAATTTTGTAATGGATACAATAACGATACAGGACGTGGGATTACTCCTGATGAATCTTGGCCGACTAGTTGGTTCCGCGGAAGGAATTACAGTGACAGGTTTACTTCAACTGGGCCTAAAATTGCTATAGATACTGAAATTGAATTCTATCTATTTGTTGATAAGGAAAAAATTATAACCTGCACAATTCCACCTGTAAGCGTAAGAACAGGTTCTGCAGTTACATATATTGGGGTACTGGGGGGATTGATGCTAGAAGAAAAACACGAACCATATACACGCGCTTTAGTTTCTTATGCCAGTGCTTGGAGTGGAAATTACACAACTGTTAACCAGGGATTAACCTTTAATCGTCCTAAAGGATCTAATGAAACAGCTACATCACAATCCTATCGTAGTTCTTGGTTACAAATACCTACAGGACTAAATCCAAATATAGATGGTACCTTTCTACTATTACCATTTTATATTATGTCAGATAGTTATGGTGTGCGTGGCAAATTGGAAGGAATATATCGGACTTCAGAAACAAATATAGTAAGTGGTGACATATTAGAGATTGAAGCGAACGGAAAAATACAGAAATACAAATACGTAAACGCAGTTGGTAGTTATGGTTCATTACCTGCTCCTTTAGCATTTCGAATTGAATGAGGTGATTATCATTACTGTCTTTAAAGGTATTATTTTTGACCCTGAATTTTTATCCTTGAAGAGAAATTCAGTTCAAAGAAGCGGGAAAATTATTGATGATATTTTTTTAATCGGTAGTAGAAAACCCCTAAAACGAAATGGAATGATTTTTTGTGAGGATTTAATAGTAAATAATGATTCAAAACAAGAAGTGAATTACCCTCGCCAAGAACCATTAGAGCATTCTTGGAAGAGACTAAATACGTAA